TTTTGTAGTTTAGCCAGTTCTTTATCTACTGTTTCATGTACAAGCTTTTTTTCCTGACTTACTCTAAATTTGTAAGATTCGGAATCTGGCTTGTAGTAGGCGTCCCAAGGGTCAAAGTTATCTGGAGTTGTACTTCCTTCCGCTCCTTTGTCCGCAACTGATTCTCCTGCAAGGCTTTTTTCAATTATGCTGATTAATTCAGGTCTTTCAGATAAAGCATCTCTCAATTGAAGCATATCACTGCTATCTCTTTTAAGATTTTCGTGTTCTGATACCTTTCTATCATACATAGATTGAAACTTTTTAGCTTCTGCTTCCCAATCAACTTCAGAAGATGTTTCTGCACCTTCTTCAACTTGAGGCTCTAGAGAAATAGTTTCCTCTTTTCCTCTTGACTCAACTATTGGGTCTTGCATTTTAACCTGTTGTTGTTCTTGTTCTTTTGCCATATTATTTTTCTCCTAACCCTGATTTAGTCTAAGACTCTGAACCAGGCTTGTTTTTTTCTTCTTCCTCCATAGATTGTTGCATCATGTCCATCATATTGCCTAACTGCATTGCCTTTTCTTTTTCTTTTACTTTAGCAGCAGAAGATATTTCGTTCAATTCTGATTTGAACTTTTCAACTTCAGTACGTTTTCTGGCAGATACCATTTCACGTTCAGATGTTTGTAAATCTCCGCTTAGTTTCTTTACTTGATTTTCAAGCTGTGCAATGTATTGTTGCATTTGTGCCATTCTGCCCTTTCTTTGAAGGACACCTTCTTTGTCAAAGATTTCAGTTTTCTTTAAAACCTCGACATCATCTACCAGTCCAAGTTTGTAAGCATCTAAGTACATATTATACTCAGCAACTTTATTGCTTGGCAAAGTTGAACCTGATATTATACGAATGTCATGTTGACCTAATTGAATATCATTCTGTATAGTCAACAATTCATTTCGCTTATCATCGTACATTCTCATATTAACTGAAAATTCAGTAATATCATTGTTTGGTTGTACAATTCTAAATGTTTTTTGATATTTATAATGGTCTTTAGCCAAATTGTAAACAACTTGACCAACCATCGCTAAACTAGCTTCAATATCTCTTAATTTTGATTTTCCTCTTGATTCACCCATTTCTGATAAAAGCATTGTACCTCTTACAGATTCTGGTGCTTGGTCTTTAAATCCTTGTAATAATTCAGGAATACCAAAATTTAAATCAATGTATTTCTCAACTCTATCTATTAAATAATAGAACTCACTTGTTAGAGGAGCTGGTTGAGGATAATGTGGCTCACCAAATTCTGGATTATATTCAATAACCGCATTTGGATTTGCCCAATCTTTTTCTAACTGACTAACACTATCAACACTTCCTTCTGGAATTAAAAGTTTTAATCCAGCAGCAGATTGAGCGTGTGACAAGGTCAAAGAAAACAACTTGTTAAGGAGTCGCTGTGAGTCCTTAACCTTGTTCACGTCTGATTTCGGATAGGGAGTATTAGTCCAAATGTTCGTAAATGGAACAATTGGATAGATATCAGTGTTAAGAATACGCTCATAAAGTAAAGTATCACCAATGCTACTGCATTGTGCAATTCTTGTTTGCATAATTTCTTCTATTTCAATAGCACCTTTATTAATAGCTTGAATTGTTTGCTCATCTTCTATAATAACAGAATAAACATCAGAGTCAACAATTTTTTCACTTCCATCAATAGTATTGAATATTCTATAAAAAGGAACTTTGATTTTGTAGAATCTATCAAGTATTTGATATTTTTGATTTACTTGATAATCTAAATCTTTTGCTTCAGCAGGAGTTAAAACACTATTACTGTTTTTTAAATTAGATGTTGGATAATCTTCTCCGTATAATGAATTAACACCAACTTCTAGGTCATCAATGTATTCTTCCATTTGAGGATAAAGGTCTAATACTTGCTGTCTTGTTAAAAATGTAGATAAAATAACACCAGAAGCATCGTTAAAGAATCTATCTCTAGCTGCTGGGTCTACATAAACACGAAAAGGGTCAACGTGAGTATATTTTACTTCACCTCTACCATAATCAGATTCAGGGTCAACATAAACATACATATATCCTAAACCTGTGACAGCATAATCGTGAACTACTTGCTTGAAAACAGTGTCACCATTAGAAATGTCCCAAATATATTCTAAAATAGTTCTCCAAACATTTGCTAATTTATTATCTGAATCTTCTCTAGCTATAACAGAAAACCTTGCTGGTCTTGCTGTTAGTAATGATTTTAATTTGTCAACAGCAGCATAAACTCTATCAATAACAAAATCAGCTTGCCCTACAGCTTGCAAAGCATCTGATTCATCTGTACTGTAATGATTTCCTAAAGTAAAGTCAACTGCATTTCTTGCTTCAGCGTCCCATTGTTGTCTAGCATCTCTCCAGCGTCTAAACAATTCTTTGGTAACTTGAGGCTTAGTTTTGTTTTCGTCGTAATTTGCCATAAACTCCCAAAAATATTTTATAGCAAAAATAACAAATTTTTATACTTTAAGTCAAGACAAAATCTATATTTTTTGTCCAGTAACCCAATTAATGACTCTTTTTGCAGGATTGTCTATTTCTTTAGTTGTTCTTTCGTTAAAAACATCTTTATCTATTGCGGAACTTTTTGGAGGTTTAGCCGTAGTAATAGCATACCATAATCCATCTAACAAGTCATCATGTCTACCTTTTGGAAACTCAAACATTTCATCAACTAAGTCTGCGTGTTCTTTCTTGATAAACATTTTTCTTCGATTGACAATAGGACATAATAATGCTTCTATCCTATCTTCTTTTTTGATACCACTAGGTGGTCGAACTCCTTGCGATAAGCCAGGAGCTAATTTTCTATCTTTACCAGCTAATTGATTTACATAATCCTTTACTAAACCTTGAGCACCTACTTTTTCAATATTTACTCTACGTACTGGATTATATTTCTTAGCATAGTCAACAATTCTTTTAGGCATATCATATAAAGGCGAATGTTCTCTATAATAATCAACAACATAAAAATTACGTTCACTATCAACTGCAACTACCATAATAATCTGATAGTCATTCTTTGCACCAGACTCATATGCCAAGTCAACTCCCATATATACATTTACTGGAATAGCAGAATCATCTATCATCATATAGTTGAATCCATTTCTAGAAACTAAATCACCTTTATAATAATTTAATCTATCTATTTGGAATTTAGCAGTTTCTAAGTCTCTTGCTTCATTAAGATACTCTTGTGCAAATTTATGAACAAGACCCATCTCAGTAAATCTTCTTCGAATACTATCTAGTTTTTCTTTTGTAAAATAACTTTGCCATAATGGAATACCATCAACAATTGCTTTTTTATATAAAACTTCCCAAGCAGACTTTCTATTTTCTTTTTCTGCTTGTAAGTAACCATCATAAACTCCCTGTAAAAAAGAATCATAATGAACAATAGTACCAATCAACCAAATAGAGCCTTCGTTTTCTTTTGAGTTTTCTAAAGCTGGTTCTACAGTTGACATAACCCATTCTTTAATTTCTCTTCTACGTTCAGGTGTTTTAGTATTTAACTCTGATTCAAAGTCGTCTAAAATAATATTAGTATAACGTAATCCTAATTGTGAACGACCACGCAAACGTTGAGATGTACCTTTTGCTATTACTCTATCACCTCTAGCAGTAGTAAATTCTTTTTCAGTCCATTTACTTCCTTTTAAGTCACCAAAGTAATATTGCAATGCTGGATTCATATCAATATGATTTTGAATATACTTGATATGGTCTATTGCCTGAGATTGTTCTTCAGATACCCAAGCAATAAATTCTTTCTTTTCAGGTGGATTAAAATAGAGTTTATATAATAATGCTGTTTTAGCTAATGTTGATTTTGCGTGACCACGCGGCAAGATAATACAAAGTCTTTTATCTTCACCTAATAATAAGTTACTTAACTCATATTGATAAGGAGCTGGCGTTGATTTCATAAAGTCTTCTGGTAAAAACATTTGACCAAAAGTAACAATGTCTTTTTTTGCTAATTCTAATGCTTGTTCCTTTGCAGATAAATCTGGAGGAATAATATTAAAAATCTCTGGCTTCTTCGTCTCTGTATTCTTTTTCATATACTCTATTCATCATAACTAATGTTTTACGTGATAACCAATCACCGTCAGGTACTTCAGTAAACATACTTGAACTTTGCCATAATAATGGACCAGCTACATATACCCAACATTTTTCTTTTTCTTTTGTATCATCTAATATGACATCAGCTGTGGTTCTGATATATAAACCATCTCTAATACCTTCATACATATCATATTGATTTAAGTCATCTTCAGTAACATCAATTACTTCTACAACAGCACCTTTGCCTTTTGTATTCTTAATTAATGCTGGAAATGATTTAGTACCAGGAAATACAAGACTAAACCCTTCTATTCGTCCTGTATCTGGATATCCACGTCTTAATGTTCCGTAAACTGCTAGTCTCATGATTCTCCTATCTGGTCTGGTATTCCTACTTCTGATATCTCAAAATCAACTCCATATATCGTTAAACAATTAATGCATTTGATATGCGTAGTATCTTTTTTGTTTATATTCCAAATATAAACACCAGTATCTTTTAATTTACTATGGCAGAAATGACAGCGTTTACTTTTCGCTATCTCTTTTAACTTCCGCCAGTTTTTCGTATTTAGATTCTTGAATTGCATTTAATTGCTCCTTTGTAAAACCTTGGAATACTGTTACAGATTCAGTAGTCTTTTCTGTATCCATCATTCCAGATATTTTCATTAATGTAGTTAATGCTGTTAATTTATCTCTATCTGAAGAATCAATCTTATCAATAATATTCCTCATTGCTTCTAATAGATAAGTAGGAGTAATTTCTGCTTCATTTAGATATTTATCTATTTCTTCTCTAATCAATTTTTTTACCCTATCGGTTTTTAATAATAATTTTGCTTGAGACTTTGCATATTCTTCATTCTTGCTTGGAAAAGCTTTCATATAAGCTTCTACAACGTCATCGCCTTTTGCAACATACTTACCAAATAAAAATTCTTTATCTGTAGTATGCTTTCTGTTTCTCTTCCTAACTGAAGGTGATTCACCGTCAGTAGCAAAAGTATGCATATTTGTTTTCATATCTCCTTCAATAAATATTTTAGGACTACAAATATACGAACCCATAATAGTTCTGATATAACTAACATCTTTCTTTCTGTCTTTTTTGTTTAGAATACCTAAATACAATACTTGACAGACTTGACCATCGTCAGTTTCTATCCAATCTCCCTTGTTAGAATGACGCCAATCAGTAACTAAAGATACGTTTGGTTGATATCTTCGAAACTCATCGACGTCATCATACAAGTAATGAGTGACACCTTTTACAATGCGTTCTCTCATAATTTAACTATTTTTCTTCTTTTTCGTCAACTTCTTTGTTGTCTAACTCATCAGTGACAAATCGAACGTAGTTATTAGCAAGAAAACGTAACTCATTAGATTGTTGCTCTAAACGCATCAATTGTCCAGCTAATTCGTTGGCACGATTATATTGCGCTTTAGCTTCATCAGATAATTCAGAATATAAAAAAGTATATTCTTTTTCATCTTTCATGATTGTTAGCTTTTGTTCTTTTTCAGCCATTTTCTTTTTGCTCCTCTTTAGCTTTGTTTTCTATTTTCTTTTGTAAGAATTTATTGAACTTTTCAGTATCTTTCTTCATTTCAACATAATTGCTTACAACAGAGTCTAACACACTAATAGTTTGTTTTAATACTATAATGTCTTGTTTTAATAACGCAATATTATATGCCAAGTCTTTTGCTGTTGGTTTTTTATATTTACGTATAGCCATTATAACGGTCTTACCATTGGTGGTGCATACTCTTCTAGTTTTCTATGTAGTTTCTCTAAAATAACTACATCAGCTACATTGTGGTCATAAACATACTTCATTGCTTCTTCATTACCCCAACGTGCTTTTTGCCACATTTCAGGTTTAACTCTAGTTTTACCGCCAATGCCGAAAAACTCAGTAGCAGCCTGTAAAGACGAACGATGTAGTTTTAATTTAGATTTAACTACATAATATAAGTCTTTATGTGATTTTTGCCTGTACATAGGAAAGAAAGTATTATGATGTAATGCTCTTGTACGTATAAATGGAATATCAAACTTTGTTCCATAATATGTAAAAATAACATCATATTTATTCATTTCTTCTACTAACAACTCAACAATGCGGGCATCTTGAGATTCTGACATAAGCTCTTCTCTAGTAATCTTAGCTCCTGCTACCTCTTTGTCACCTCTTCCTTTTAAACACCACGACAACATTACATCGATATTAGCACTAAATCCAGTAGATTCAATATCTAAATATCCAATAGTCATTTCGTGTCCAGTTGAATATCGAGTTGGTTTACGTAATCCAAGAGATTCAATCTTTCTAGTTACTGCTTTATAAGTACGATTAAACCCTGCAATACGTATTTCTTGGTAAAGAACAAACGCAGACTTCGCAGTACGTTCATACTGGTCTAATATGCGAATCTCTTCTTCTGTCCATTTTGCTGACATCACTCACCTGCTTTCTTTTCTTGTTCGTTTATTTGATTCCAAATATTTTCTAATACAAATAATCCGCAATCATTTAAGTAAAAGTTTTCATCAACTCCTCCAAGTCCAAGATTTTCTAAAGCATAACTAAGATACTCTATATCTTTTGGAGTTAATGTTACAGAATATTCATTTAACTTATATTCGTATTCACTCATGTTATTTTCCCCATTTTTTTTGATTAACGATTAATGCCATAACCGCATAGATAGCAATATCTAAGAATGCGTCCTCAATTGGTTCATTCTTTGCATCTAAGTCGTGTTTCATTGACAAATTTGTTAAACGATTGATTTTATCATTTAATCGAACAATGATACTGAATAGTGACATTTTGATTTCTTCATCTGTTTGAAGCATTGTACCCATTGCTATGTTATTTGGACCATAATCATATTGTTTTCTACAAAAGGTCAAATACATATTATTCAGTTCTTTTTGAAAGAACTTATCTGTTTCTGGGTAATTATCTTTGATATATTTTACTACATCTTCCATTAAAACTCCTCCTGGTCGTCCATATCGATTCTATCTTCTAAACTACGGAATACTTCGTATGTTTTTTGTTCTTCACGTTTTTCTTCTAGTTTTTTAAGATTTTCTAGTAGTTGATTGTTTTCTTCACGCAATGTTTGCATTATTCTTTTTTCAGTCTCTTTATCCATTAGCTTATTTACCATCTCTTTGTGCCTTATGCCATAGAAAGTCTGCTACACCTAATTGGAATAATCCATTACTAATTGCTTCGATTTCACGTTCATTATGTTCTAAACCAGTATTATAGTAGACTGCATGCAGTACTTCGTGCATTAATGTTTCTTTCTGCCTAGAATCTTCTATTTCTTCATTAATAAGGATAATATTGTTCTTAACAAGGTGTCTACCATACAATTCTTTATCATTATCTTCATGTTCTAACGGTGTAACCATAATATTATAGTTATGACCACCTATATTTAACTCCATTTTTTTCATTAATACTCCCATATCTTTAGTTGTGTATGCAAATTACAACAATATACCTACACAAGTCAAATAAAAAATACATTTTTATAAAAAAAGTTGCCGACCCGTTACTTTCATGCTCGGGTACTACGCGACTCACAAGAAAAATCAAAAAAAACAGGTAAACAACAAAAAAGACTTGCCCCAAATATGCGCAGAAGGTTAAATTTTGCAGTCCGTAGGACGAAAAAAAACCCCTAATGTTCGGTGTTCGTGATTTGCCTAAAGTGTTCAATCTATTTCCTAAAGCATGTTCGGTGTTCTAGAGACTCTAGAGGGGCTTGACCCCAAAATTTGAAAATAATAAAATTTTTATTTCAAAAAAAGAACCACCTCACGAATATTACCCCAAAATTTCAAAAACCGTTGAGTTTTCCACAAAATTATCCACATATCCACATACTGCCTACTCAAAAAATTGGCTTAGTTTGTGTGCTAGTCTTTTTTCCTTAATGCCGCCCGGTCTTTTTCTAAGTTGGAAATTGTAAATTTGGTTGAAAATCCTAATTTTGGTTGATTTGTAAAAAAACCGACTGGTCGGTCTGGTCGCACAGTGCGCACTTTTATAGTTTTTTTATATTTTTTTATATTTTTTTATTGCTTTTTATTTTTTTTATATATAGTTTCTTATTGAACTTGACAATTTGAACTATCGCATAAGCCCTGAAGGTATTATCACTGGGGCGAATAAATGGCGAAAGGTTATAATATTAACATCACATTATATGGAAAGGATATAATATGGCTATGACTAAACAAGACTTTGAAGCAATAGCCCACTGTTTTACACCATTCTCTGAACATGGGGAACGTGGAACAGACAGAGATAAACCATTGCGTTTGATTGGTTCACCTGTTGCAATAGTGGCACTATTAATTCCAGTCTTTTTGGATAGTAATCCACGCTTCGATATGAATAAATTTTTATATGCCTGCGGTTTTGGTGCCGAGGAAATAGAAGAAATTCATGAAGCCATGGGTTTAGAAGAAGAGGTTTATTAATCTCTTAACGTTAACGGCGGGGGCAATGATGCCCCTGCCACAATAAAAGGAAAATAAAATGGAAACATTTTTAATCTTTGTACTACTAATTGTTTTAGCGGTGTTGGTTATTTCGGTAATAACATTGAATGGAATATCAGAATATCGCAAAGGATACCGAAATGGTATTAATGATGGTTTAGATAGAGCAAAGGAAATAATAAAACAAAAAGAAATTCAAGAGCATTGCGGACACGGGCAATGTTGTCAATAAACAAAAGATACCCTGGGGCTAACAACCCTGGGGTATTTTTTTTTGTATATATAAAAAATAATAACCAGCTCTAGAGCTAGACTACGCTGGCTTCGTCTAGCTCTAACCCCCGTCAATTCGATATTTTTTGGCTAGATTTTAGGGGCTAGACACTAGCCCCTAGAGTGACCCCCGAGGTAGAAGGGGTCACCCTGAGAGAATATTACCTTAGACTTCTAAGATAATTTTAGTGTAGTATCTAGGAAATTTGACTTTTCCTTCTACTTCACGAGCTAAGGAAGGTAATTTTCTTACCTTCTTATTTATTGACGAAAGAACACTTGTAAGGCTTTTGACTTCTTGTTTAAGAAGTTCGGCCAACTCTTTATCCTTTTCGCTTGTTTCGGAATTCGCCAAAAGTTCGTCAATTGTTCCGAGCAACTGACCTTCGTTCGTTTTTGGCAATACTAACTCAACACCCAAAGTTGAAGCAAGTTCATTCAAATTAATGTCTTGGACTTGACCTTCAGAATTATGAGCTTTGCGGGAAACTTCGGCGACAATTCCCGCTAGTATTGATTTGTTTATCTTGTTTGCCATATCTTATTTTAGTGAATAATAAGGAAAAGTGCAACTTTTTTTATGACTTTTTAATCTTTTTTTGACCGAAGTTCCTAGATGGTCAAACCAATTAAAGCTAGACTATAGCTCTTAAAGCTAGACTAAGTCTAGTCTAGCTCATTACCCCCGACAAAAAACATAGCGCTTGACATTAGTTCTTTTGTTTGTCTCGTGGAAAATGCGTATATTATGGACGTGGGAAAGTATACCAAAATATCAACCTTACAGACAAAAAGGATACAAAATGACTAAAACATACAAAAAGACAATCAACGAGAAATGCCCTTGTTGCAAACAATGGACAGAAAAGGAAGTTGAGGTCAAAATGGAACTAGGTCTCGAGTTCATAGCTATTAGAGACAATAATCATAAAGTCGAATTGACTTGTATTGGACATAAGACACAACAAGGACAATTAGATGGTGTCGTGTTAGACGAGTTTCCTTTGTTCAGTATTGAGCAAGCAGACGTTACAATGCAAATATTGTCTAAGAAGTTTCACTTGACTGGAACATACATTACGATTGATAGTAATTATATGGACAAAATAGAGATACACAACAAAAGACACGTAATTGATGGAACTAGTATTGACGATTTGTTGAAAACGTCTAGAAAAATGTATAGACAAAGTAGATACAGATAGACAGATGACAACCGATTGTCCAGAGATTATCAATAGACATTTTTATAAAAATAATAAGCTAGACTAAGGGCTATATACAATGATTATATTAAAACCAAATAAGTATGGTATTAGAAAAGAATTGACCGAAAAAGAACAAGAACGTTTAGCATATAATAGACGTGCTTGGTTATTAAGACAAAAGTATAAAAACATAACACACGATATGTTAAAATTATTTTCAGATTATAGTAGAATAGAAGAATTAAAATTGTCAAGACGCGCAAAAATTGCAGTTATTACTATCGGGACAGAAGAATGAAGAATTTAGAAATAGCGACAAATGTATACCCTAAGCAGTCACTTAGTCGAACGACTGAACGTTTTAATCCTTTCACGTTGGTATATATTTGTCGCGCAAAGATTAGTAGACAAATGTCTATTAATACAAGCAAACAAAAACAAAAAGGAGGTTTCATATGTGTGGAATATATGGAATAGCAAAGTCGCCAAAACCTTATACTAGCAGACAATTTCAAATTGTCAGAAAGGTAGTAAGGGAAATAGCAATAGCGAGTGAGACACGTGGTGCGCATTCGTCAGGTATTGCTAGAATTGGCGCTAACCCTAGAATATACAAATCACTTCTTCCTTCAAGTAAATTTGTAGACACTAAAGAATATAATGAAGCTGTCAAATCACTACATAACGACACTTATATTCTCTTAGGACATACGCGATTTGCGACAGAGGGCGCCATCATAAAGTCAAATGCACACCCTTTCAGAGTGGGCGAGACAATCGGCGCGCATAATGGTTGTGTTTATAACATAGCCGAAATGCAGACTACTTTAGACAAACAATGTCCGGTAGATAGTCAATTGATATTCAAGGCAATAGATGACAATGATAACATACAAGACGCAGTTCGCGATTTTGATAGTGATTTTGCTTTGTCTTTTGTAAAGAAAAATCCTATGGTATTGTATTTATGTCGCGAGTCAAATCGTCCTTTACACGTAGCGTATGTCCCTCAACTAAAGACATTATTTTATGCGAGTGAACAACGTTTCATTGAAGACGCGTTTGATAAGTATGGAATTAAAGTTGAGATAATTGGTCTAAACAAAAATACATTATATACTTATGATGTCGCCAAGTTTGATGATGTCAAAAGTAATGTGCAAAAGACAGAGTTTGAATACGAGTCTAGAGTTTACCAATTCAACATTAATAACTATGCTAACAAATGGAACTCATTAGACAATTATCAATATGATGACAAATACCTAAACTATTGGTATGGAGATTTATATGACGATTGTTATGAAGCGCCATTAGACGCAGACGAATTCGCCGAATGGGAAGACGAACAAAAGAATATGCTTTGTCTAGATTTTGGTGGTCGTCCAAGCAGTTGGTGGTTTGACAAATCAGAATGCGAATGGTATCATTGGAGTCAAACAACAAACGAGATACTAACCCTTCCTCAAATTATTCAAAAGTGGGAAGACAATGGTGTCTCTTTTGACTTAGATGACAATAATGAACAACTATTATTGGAGGAAAATTATGAATCCAAGAGATAGAAGGGAAGACATAAATCAAGAAATAGACAATGAAACACTATATTGTTATCATTGTTCTGTTGACTTAAAGTCAGAATCAGACTATTCATTGATTAATGACGAACCTGTTTGTGAAGATTGTCATCACGAAAGATATACAAATTGTTATGAATGTGAAGAGCCTGTTCCAAATGACGATACATATTATTCAGACTATACGTCAGAATATTATTGTAGTGATTGTTATTGGGAAAATCATACAGAATGTTACGAATGTGGTGAGCAAGGACATTTTGACGCAATGGTCTGGCACGAACCAAGTGACGATTACTATTGTGATGATTGTGTTCCGAGAAAAGAACACCCTGATTGGAATGTCTATTCTAATTCATTTGTTCAAACTAATGACCATTTTGTCAATCCAAGAACAGATGGTTATATAAAAGACACATTCAAAGCAATAACGTCAAAACGTTATGTTGGTCTAGAAGTAGAAGTTAACAATAGAAGTAGTATTGACTATTACGATACAAGAGACGAATTGAGTTATGTAGTCAATGACACAAGAGACAAAAGAATAACACGAGCTGGTGGATTTGAATATACTCGTAGATTAGACGTTGTCAATGATAGTAGTGTAACTTCTTCAGAACACCCTAATGGTTGTGAAATTGTCTTACAACCAAGACGTGGCGACATAATGTTAAAAGACCTTAAATCTAGTTTAGACTATATGTATCATACAGACAATTACTATGTAAGTGTCAAATGTGGTCTTCATCTTCACGTAGATACTAGAGACTATGATTGGAAACATTTTGCAGTTTTGTCGCTTTTTACAAAGTTGATAGAACCTTACATATATAATATGGTTCCATCTAGTCGGTATGAAGGACGTTGGTCAAAACCTGTTAGTCAGTCAATGAATGACTTTGCCTACATAGAAGGACGAGATAGTTTTATTGACTTTTGGTATGACAATGGTAGTTTTACATATGACAAATACAATAGTAAAAGATATCATGGACTAAATCTACATTCTCATTTCCAAGCTAATCAAGGGACAGAAATACGCTATCATTCTGGAACAATGAATTATTCAAAAATAAAACATTGGATTATTTTATGGACGAATATCATTGATAAATGTTACGACATTGCAGAACGTTTAGACAATAGCACGTTTGATTCATTTGGAGAAACTAGTATATACGAAAGTCTAGTTAGACCACCAAAGTCAATTTACGACATAATAAAACGATATAGTATCAATGAAGTCAATCATTATAATATCGACCAATATTATAAAGATAGTGAATTGTTGAGACGTTATCTTAAGTTAGAGAAATTAGACAAACCATACATCATACAACCAATGCTTGATTATGTGACAAAACATAGACACAAGCAACCAATGATGAGTTTGTCAGATATGTTTGAATTGTTTGAAATACCTTATTTCACACAAAAATATATCAAAACTCGTATGCGTAGTCTTAGAGTAAATAATGAACGTAGCAGGGCTTTTGACAATGTGACTAGTATTGTCAAATTTGACGCAGACAAGTTAGTCTTCAAATATGTAGATAACTTTAGCAAGAGGTTTGCGACAATAGACAATCGGATTCTTAAAGGTGAAGAAGGTCTAATGAGTAGTTATGATACATTTGGTTACTTAAAAAATAACTATAATATCTATTGGTCATTAGACAATTACATACTCAATAGTCAAGTGCCAATAGAATCGGTATCGCTTAGACTTCAAAGGTTGTATATGCCTTAGAATCTAAACGACAAAACGCTAGGGATAGACAATATTTTTATTGTTTGTCCCTAGTTTTTTGTATTTTTTTAAAAAAAATAAAAAAAAAGCTCGATGCAGCTCGATAAAAAGCGACAAAAAAACTTGACTGCGACATTTATTTTGTTGCATTTTAGTAAATTTATAATTAAACTCAGCAAGATATGAACAAGTGGTGGATAAGCATTAAACAATTAACAATATACGAACTAGGACGTATGGTGGTAAACAATCCACTAAGATTCTTATGGTTATATTTTATTTGCGATAATGGCAAGCACTTATCCACCGCTACAATTTGGAGAATACAATGATAAGAAATGATGAATGGATAACTATTAAAATTGATTATTATACCGACCTAGAAACAGGAATCAAGATGTATGATTTTGAAGAAATGGAAGCTCAATTTGTAGAACATATGATGGAATTACGTAATGATATGGACGAACAAATAGATGCTTGGAACGAAAAACAACTAGACTATGCTATGGATAGTATGACTAACGATGAGTAATTATTTAAAATTTATATCATATCAAGTCTTTGCAGACAAGTATAAATTATATACCCCTGCAATTGTTTGTCAGAATTGTGGTCAGTCGTGTGGCGGCGACGAGCCTAAGAAGATTGTAGAAAATTGTAATCTATGTGAGGAGGAAACTATGGATACAGACGAAGGAGTAAAACTTGTCAACAGAGAAATTGGCAGTTTACGTTCTGATTGTTGTGGAGGTTATCCCGCTTCAGAACTAATAAATGATATAGATGAATACGTCGCTATATGTAGCGAGTGTCAAGATTGGGCAGACTTTTATTATGAGGAGGAAGAATGAAATTATATGACACAGATTATCTTTTAAAGAATGCAAATAATGAATATGTGAAAGATATATATGGGCATTATGTAATCTATTCTGAAGGTGCGAGAGATGAAGAAATAATACATAATGGTGATGAGTGGGTAAAAACCACAGAATTACCAACATCAATTCAACAAAAACTTATAGAACAACTTACAATGGAGGAAGAATGAAACCATTAGACAATAGAATAATAGTTCACGAAGAAGTTGCTAAAGAAACCACTGATAGCGGTATTATATTATCAGATAGCGACAAAAAAAGAAAATGTGTCGGTAAGGTTGTAGCAGTCGGACCGAAAGTTAATATAATCAAAGTTGGAGATAGTGTTATGTATCCCGAATATAGTGGAACAACAATCGTCGCTAACAATGTAGTAAACTTAATATTAAGAGAGACAGAAGTTATGGCAATATTGGAGGACAAATGACTGACAAAGAAATCACTAAGATAATAAAAAATTGGATAGTAGAAACTAAATTCCCTTATGGTTGGGAAGAAGGTTTTCTCGACACTTGCACTGATTGTGAGTATCATTGGGAAAATACGTCAGAAAATAAAAAACCATTAATAGAAAACTATTTATTGTGGGGAAATTGGGAGGATTGGAAAAATGACTGAAGAATTACAAAAAGAATTAA